TCCATTTGTTACAAGCGTAGAATTGTTGGCTATTGTAAGCGATGTAAGAGATCCCGACACGTTGCCAATCTGAATCGCGTTTTGTGTAGTCCCTGCTACTGAAACAACAGGGTTTACAGGGTCTGTATTGTTAACGGAAATATTTGCACCTGCTACTACAGAATCTACAATTCCTACTGCTGCTACATTGATAGTAAGAGTTCCCGGAGTGCCTACGATTGAAGAAACGTTTGTGCCGGCTGCAAGTGTTATATTCCCGGAAATCGGAGCAATAGCTCCTCCCGATGTTCCGGTTAAGGTGTTTATAGAATTGACAGTGGCTGCGGCAGATACTTGATAATTGGACATGTTTTCCTAAATATAATTTACAAAAATTTTATCTATATCCTGTGATATAAAAATTTCCAGTTCCTGCTGTTCCTTTACCAAAAATAACTTGCCCTTGTCTTCCATTTAACGTGCCTGAAGAATACGATGAATTATTTGAATGATTAGTTTGTAAATCTAAAACTAAACGTCCTTCGGGTTCTATGAAGTCGTGTCGTGTTATTCCATCATAACTAATTGTCACACCGACATCGCTTGTATTTTTTAAAACTAAAATCTTGATGTCGTATTGAAATCCATCTCCGGTGTAAATCTCGTAAGAAGCAGCTAAATTCATACCTGCATATGAACTTGTAAGAGATGCAGTGTTATAAACAGCCATTTCTATAGCTTGAAAAGATGATAAATCTTGAACCATTTACATAACCTCGGTAGGAGTAATTACTTCATCTTCATCTTTTTTATTTTCTTGCTGAGCAGTTTCTTTTGCTTTTTCTTCTACATTTACAACTACAGCTGTGAATTTAGATAAAGCTTCTTTAATTTCAATTGTAGGACTATCGCTATCACAAAATAAATAATAGGCTCTGTCTCCAATCTTATGTTCCAGTTTTACCATTTGTTTTATCATTATTTATCCTTTGCAAGTTTAATTTTTGTTTAATTGATAACTAAAAAAGCAAATGTAATATTCGCTGTTGATGTCGTAGCTCCTGTGGCATTAGCAACAACTATAGTAGAAGAAGTGTTAGCAACGTTTGTGTAACTTTGAATGGATAAAGATGAACCTGTGGTACTTCCTGTCATTGTATACAAAATGACAGTGCCTGTGGCTGCAATGGTTGTATTGTTAATTACAAAACTTTGTGTAGCTCCTGCCGCTATACTTACCCCTGTAAATGTGACATTTCCAACTCTTGCGTTGCAAGTTTGAGGAGATGCCCCTGAAACTACAGTCGGTGTAAGTACTAGACCGTTTCCTGTTCCTGTAATTGCCACATTTCCACCAAAACTAAATCCTGTTGCAGCTCCATTCGTTGCAAAGGTAAGAGGAGAGCTAACTGACCCAGATAAAGAAATAGTTGCACTACCCGGGCCCGATAAAATTGAAAAACTTACTCCTCCAACACCTGCGTTATTTATAGATAAAGGAGTAATTTGAGATCCTGAAGATCCTGCAAAAGATGCAATAGGAACCGACAGCGTAGTCGTTGACGGATTGTATGTAAGAGAACTATTTACGTTTAAGGGAAGACTTCCACTTGTTGCGCTTGCAAATAAAGGATAGAATGTCGCGTTTGTTGAAACGGCAGTAACAGTGCTAGTTGAAGAAGCTGAATCAGAAACCCAATTTCCGGCTCCTGTAGTTACATACAAAGTAGGTGGTGTCGTTCCTGTATATTGCCATACCGTATTTGCAGGATATACATCTAGTGTTGTAGGAACTCGATTTGCAAACGGAATTGTGACGGGTCTTGTAAACTGATTTGTGAGAGCGTCTAGCGGATCTGTTGAAACTGATGAAACTGACATAATAAAATCTCCTTTTTTTCTTTAACGTTACATTTGTCAAGCAAACATTTGTAAAGAAATAAGTATAGATTTATATGTTTTCGTACTTTTTTGCCGGTATTACAACAAGCACTTCCCAGCCTGCTTTTTTGCAGATTTCGAGGTCCTTACGCGTCATAGATTTTGATTTCATAAGAGAACACAAAGTCATTGATAATGAATTACATGGGTAGAACCTTTCATTACCATATGCGCTATGAAGAATCACTTCTACAGAGTATCTATTAGCACTCATATTGAAGCCTTATATTAATTACTTTAATTTACGGGAATTTTCTTTTTATGACAACCTCTGATATGCAAATCCTCCGGCTTTTAAAAGAGCGTTTACCGAAGCCCCCAAACTTGGAGTAACTCCTCTATGCCAAGCATGATATCTATTCTGTCCCGAAGTATTAGGGCTGACTCTTCCTCTCTCCAAAATGTTGAATATGTATTCAGGAACGCCTGCGTAAGAATAAACCGGACCTTCAGCTTGAGGGTATGGGCCGTGGAATTGCACTTTTAGCTCTTGAGAATCCGGGTCGTAATAGAACCCGTTAACGTTACTAGATTCGTGTGCAGATGGGGGAATATTAAAACCTGATCCACCTCCAATTCCAATTCCAATTTCTGCTTCCTGTTCTTGGATCAATTGAATAGCTTCTTGAAACAAAGTCAATACTTGAACCATTTCCTCTTCAGATAACTCATCCGCTAGCTCACCTGCCTGTTCCATGAGAGATTGAAGAAGATCGATGACTTCATCCATTATCGATTCCTGAGTCCTTGTAATGCTTGAGTAAGCTGACTAAGACCAGCTAAGAATTCTTGCTTTCCTGCACCTTGGACTTGTTGCTGATCAGGTTGACCGTAACCGCTGAATCTACTTTTTACGATGTCAATAAAAGGCATTCCTGTTTCTTGTTGCGCAGCTGCAATGATTGGTTTAAATGCTGTGTTTGCTCTTGCAGTACTTACTGCCTTTTGTAATGGTTCTCCTTTATTGACTCTATTTTCAATGAAGCCAAATAATTTCTCGATTCCATTCAATGCTGAAGAGCCTGGTTGATTTTGTTCTTGAAGTCCTGCTCTAGATAAAGGAGATGGTTGTTTTTGTTGAGGTTGCATTTGAGGTTGCTCGGATTCATTTTCTGTAACCGATTGTCCTAATACATTTGATAATCCTCTGAAAACCCCTAATCCACCGGCTGCTGCAAGACCGGCTGTTGCCAATTGTTTTAGTGTTCCGGCTCTTTGTTCACCTTGCTGTATTTCTTGGGCAGCTACTCTTTCATCCGGACGAAGAGTCCCTTTTTTTACACCTTGAGAAAGTCTTGACTTTTCAGATTCAATGACAGGATTTTGGAATTTATTTCTTAAAAAAGATAAAGCTGCTGTAGTACCTATCCCACTTTTAGTTGCATTTGAAAAAAATTTTCTCATTCTGGGATCAACTTTAGACAATCCTTTTTCAGCTAAATTTTCGGGAATTAATTGATGTAAAAGAGATTTCATTTTATCAATCATTTTATCTCCTCGAGAGGGTTCATGCCAAAAAATGTGTAAAGAAAAATATCTGCGATATTTGGATTAACTGGTTTATATTCTTGAAATTCTGTTAACTGACGCTGATTTAAATTATCTGAATAGTTATCTCGTATATAATCTAAAACAGTTTCGTCATCTAATCCTTTCCTATGTAGTTGGAGTCCTATAGAAAAAATGCTGTCATCCGGATTAATATTCTTTCCGATTTCTTCTGCTAATTTTAATTCTTTTTCTCTTGATCCAATTCCTCTGCCACCGGGTCTTCCTTTGGTGTTCGCGATAAGATTATTGACTTCTTTTGTTAGAGGATAAGCAAGGTTTCTCGCATAGTGTTTTGATAAATCTTGAGTACTTTGAACTTCATTAGCAAACTCTTCTAATCCACCAACTTTTTCATAGGCTTTTCTCTGCTCTTGTAATTGCTTTAAAGCATTACTAGGGCTCAGTTGAAACCAGTTAGCAGATCCGGTCTTTCTTAAGTTTTGATGAGCTTGAGCAAGACGAAAAGCTTCTTGAGAGTATTTACTTGCAACTTGATTTGGATTAGCGCCAAGAGCAACTTCGGACTTTGCTTTATTTAGTAATTTCTCTTGCAGCTCGCCACTTAAGTCTATAAAGGTTCCTTCAGGACTTTTTTGTAATTTTTTTTGCAAGATATTGTTGAATTCATTCTCAACTAAATCTTGTCTACCTTTAAATTCTTTATCCCCTTGAAGTCTTTCATTATCTTGTCTATCAACGTATGCTCTTGCTTGTTCGGGGTCTAAAAATCTTCCTTGTCTAATTAGTTTTGCAGTTTCCTGTTCTTTTTGTTTATCATCCATTCTCTGCAAATAGTTAGATCCACGAACTTGCTGATTTAATGGAATTTCTCCTTCTTCTTGAGAAAACCCACGTCTTAATTTTGACTGATCTTGAGAAGAAAGCTGCCCTGCTTGTCTAGTTACCGTAGGAGCTTCTACATTTTCAATATTTATTTGTGGTTGTCGTTGCTCATTCGATCCTCTATCAGCATTTTGTAAATAAGCTTGTGTTTGCTGCGCTTTTTGTAACAATGGAAGATATTGAGATAATTGTTCTGGGCTAAATCCGCTTTTTAAAAGATGCGAACTTTGTTGCAATGGAGTTAAATTGCTCTGATTTGCAATTTTTTCAAGTCCGGATGATAACCTGCCTCTTTCTATCTCTTTAGGAAGTTGATCACTTAAACCCTGTGCAAATCCCTTTCCTATGCGACCTGCTATATTTCCGCTTTGTTCTATGATTTGTACCATTTTATTCCCTACATTTGCGGTTTACTAAACATTCCACCACCAATCGCTCCGCCTATTGGCCCACCAAAGGCAGCTGCTGCTGCCTGTCCGGCCACAGGAGAAACTTTTTCCAAGAATCCGGGCCTTCTAAGATATAGATTCTCATCAAATTGACCAAGACCTTGTGCCCCAAGTGACTGTAGTCCTTGCGCGCCTTGCTGTCTTAATTGCGCTCTAATAGCCCCTAATCTTTCGGATAGGTCAGCTCCTGCATTTACAGCAGCGTTTCTAAATCCGCTGGAAGAAAGACCTCCTGATCCCATGCCTGCAAACTGCTCGCTAAGATCGGGAATGGTTTGTTCTCTAAATCTTCTAAGCTCGGGAGCTTGCATCTGATTAAATGTGTCGTTATCGTTGCTAAGAAGATCTCTGTAGTAGTCGGCAGAATCCCCAAAAGAACCACCTGCGCCGCTGCCTTGATTGGCTTGAATAAGTTGGTTATATAGACCTTCTTGCCCGGGACGTAATTGGGAAATTTTCTGAATTTTATCTTTTTTCCCAAATAAAAAATTTCCTTGCTTTCTTCTTCCTTTCTTTGTGAAAAGACCAAGCGGTGTGTAATCTAAAAATCCCATAATTTATCTCCTATAGTTCTTGTAAATACTCAACCACACAAAATGCACGATCAAATGCCTGAGGCGAGGTAATTACTATTTGTGTTGCATTCATAAGCACATCGTTCGGATTGATATTTGTCGCAGTAAACGTGCTTGAATTTGTTCCGGCTACCCAGATGTCAATCAAAGTAAAGTTTGCATCGAATGTTATGCCATGAGAAACGCCTGCATTTAAACCTGCTGTTAACGGGCCTACATTTATAACTTTTCTAAGCACTTGTCTAAACTGTTCAGGGTTATTTCCTGCAATTGTAGCTCCGGGAATAAAAGATTTTCCTGACAGTAGCTCTTCATCCAGCAAAAATCCAATCTCTTTTACATTCAGAGAATTGGTGATCTTTTTTAATTGTTCTACAATAAAAACTCTTGCTTCATCCCATTTCTCAGGTATTGCATTATATACCGGTACATAGGATTCAAAAATCTGGCTATTGTTTGGATCAAATGTCATTAGTACCCTATTGCCCAAATGTTGTGACTTACCCCTGGATTTGTTGTGTATAAATTAAAAGTAGAATTTGTAACCGAATCCGCTGTTGCCGTTTGACCTGCTAAATTAATATTTAACGTTATAATCAATCCTAAGCAAGCGGTTGGAAAAGCTCCGATTCCAAACGAAGAAAACGCGATACCAACAACAGGAGAACTAGCAGGAGTGTACCTCATTGCTTTTAAAATAATTCCCCCCGGCAAAAAAGTGCTTAGTGAAAGTCCAAAAGCTCCTCCGGATGTTGCAATTACAGGATTTCCAACAGACATTTGAATAACGGAACCATTGCCGGCACGTCTCATAAATAGTTCAGGAATTGCCGAAACAAGTTTGTCGTAGATAGCGATTTCCCCTGCGGCGGTAGTGGGGTCTGACTGATTCACAAGATGAATTGCTTTGTGTTTTCCATTGTTTGCTGTTAGATCAGAAAACGCATAATGGTCGACAGCAAAACTTGTATCCAGTTGTTGATTATTACCAAGAACTTGACCTTGAGAATTACTCTGATCATCTGTCGGCTGAGGAATATTGGGTAAAAATACCATGATTAAGCTCCTAAGGGCAGTTGTCTGCCTGCTGTTCGTAAATATAAAATTTGGGCATCTATCTGCACATCCGATTCTTGCTCTACACCCACTAATTGCGTATTAGAAAGAGTCCATTCAATTGTTATAAAGTTTCCTCTTACCGGACAAATCACTCTTTGCCAATTTTTTGAAGACGAAATTCCCCCATTTTGCGAGGTGGGAACTGTGGAGTTAAAGAATGGGTCAGGAAGATTTGTCGAAGGATTAATGTTTTGAGGTAAAATATTAATGGGAGAGTTGTCGTTATAATCTAAGTAGAGATTGAGAGAAATAGCTCCCTCGGATGTTGAATTAACAAGCAAATCAATAAATCCTAGTTGGATGTTTTCTCCTTGATCTATGAAATTAAACTTCTTGCTAATGATGCTAAATCCATCTCGAATTGCTATTTGCGCTCCGCCGATGTAAGTGCCGGGCACGTCAAGCTCAGGTGTGTCAAAATTTCCCGTAAAAGGGTTGAATTGCCAAAGTTGGAAGTTGTCCTTATCTACTATGATAATTCTAAAGATGCCATCGTTGATATTAGCGTAAAATGGATCTGTTGTAGCAAGACCCGTGATCTTGATAACTTGCCCGTTCTGTAAATTGTGATTTACGCTTGTAATTACAGTCGGGGTAGTTGTGTTGCCTGTGATATTGTAAATGTAAAGACTTACGTCGTTAGAAACTTTTGGCTCTAAGTTAGAAGATAGATATTCAACATACCCCTGCTGATTACCACCAACAATTGATGGAAATTGAGCCGGTACATCAAGCCAAGGAAAGTTTGCTTGAGACCAAGGGTATGTAGCAGAAGCCCAAGTCCTTTGCACCGGACTTTGATATGTACCAAGTGTCGTTAGTGAATCGGTGAATATTGCCCATGAGTCGTTTTCGTAATTATAGACAAGTCTTCGATTAGGAAATATAGTAGAAAACCCACTTCCCGGATTGTAAGGATATGTCCAATATGCAAGTCTCTGCTGAATGTCTCTAATACCATGAACTCTGGCAGCTCCGTTATTTGCATTTCTGAATTGATAGATTAAATCAGGGATTTTTATATCGATTCTTTCGGATTTGTAGCTATCGCACTCAACAACACCTTTATCACCAATTCCTACAAGAGATGTATCAAACTGAACCGCGCTAAATGTGCTTTCAGCGCCCAGTTCGCTGTTTACTTTCTCAATCTGGAATGGAGCTATTGATCTTTCTACATACCTAAGTTGCCATGTGCTTCTTTCACAATAGATGACTAGATTGTCTCTAACAAATCCTACTGAAACAATGTTTTCAGATGTGGGAATATCAAGATATCCTCCCTGACCTCTTATATCATCACGCCAGGCATTTGGATTGACACCTGACGGAAATAAAGTGCTTACATCGGAAATAGGAGTGCCGATTGCAGCCCATCTGATCCTTTGTCTTTTTTGCAGAGAACTTGCAAGGTTTGCGCCCTCAAACGTGTTGAATGTTACAAGCCTTCCTCTGAACGGAAGGATTGCCAAACATTGAGTTAATTGGTCACCTGCTGCATTGATAGTTGGAGCAAAGTTAATCCAAGCCGAACCGTCCGTATATCTGATCGGGTCACCACTTACACCGGAAAAATTAGTCACCCAAAAAATTTTAGAATTAGGATTAGGACTTCCTGAGGGTGTAATCCAAAAATTAGTTGACCAGAAGAAATTAGAATCTGATCCCGTCCAGGTAGTACCCGGTATAAACTCTTGCCAGCCTGCGTTGTAAATATAAGCGTAGGTTTGATCGAAAGCTACAAGCTGCTCAAAATTGATGTTGTTTAATTCTCTAGATCTAAGACCCATCACCGGAAGACTAGGGTAGTAGCCGAACGTAATAGTTGAGGCAACTCCGGCCCCTGCCGTGTGAGTAAGTGTTACTGATCCTGTGCTATAATTGATCGTACCGCTGTTTCCGCCTGTAGGACTTGTAAGTGTACCATTACCCTGGTCAGTGAATGTAATAGCTCCAGCACCACTTCCGATCACAATTACAACGCTACCGGGTACTATTTGCGCATTGGGCTCTGTAATTGCAGGTGTAACGGTAGAGAAGATGGTAAATGTCCAAGAAGATGCGCCGGATGTTGAAATAGAAACGGAAGTAAAATTTCTTCTGAGTCTTCCGAGTAACTCATACCCCTGCCTTCTTCGAATTCTTTCTCTCCAGATATAAGCGTTTTCTAAAACGGGATAAGCGTCATCAGGCAAAAGAAAATTCTCACGACCTTGTACAAGTCCTGTTGTATTTCCTGTTATGTGAAGAGGCTCATACGCTCCCATTAATACCACCCTTGTCCAAAACCGTTATTCCAGCCTTGATTCATCTCAGTTCCGGCAAATATAGTTTTATTTCTGGAGTTAATCTCTTCGGTTGCTTGTCTTTCCAAAACAAGACCTTCTTGCCTTTTAAACCCTTCCATTAAGTTTTCTACGCCCTCCATATCTTGTCTTTGACGTAGTATTTCCATAGACACTCCGTAGGCTATGTACTGAACCCATTGATTGAGTATTGGGCTGTCGGTGGTTTGCATAAACTGTACTGGAGTCAAGTAGGTTTCCACTTCGATCTTATGAATAATTTTAGGGATAGGTCGTACACGAAATTCATTATTCCAGAACAAAAGAGAATAGGGTCGTCCCGGTTGATACTGAGATACCCACAAAGTCATCGTTTCACCTTGCGCAGGTATCACAGTTCCCGGAGCTAATGCGAAATTAACAGTAAATACCCCTGTCACGTAATTCACAGTTCCGATATTTGTGACAGTTAATAGACCAGGATTTCCTGTGTTTTGGTTATACATCCCGGGAACCGGGGGTGTTTGTGTAATCGGAGGAACTGACACTACCGGATTTGGCACTACGTACTGGAGATTGCCATTTCCGTCATCTCTCACACTAATCGCATTACCGTTAGTATCGGTACCGCCTAGCACTACTTCTTCGCTTAAGAAAGGGCCAGGTATAGTAAATGTAAAAGATTGTGTTGTGCCATCGCCTGCAATCGGCTGAAACTTAGTCGGCCATCTAGGCCATAAGTTGTAAAATTCATTCCTGTCTTTGTAAAAAAACCCTTGAATACCTTCTACATAAACCGGAGATCGCACGCCTTGATTGTAATTTACATCAAGCGGATATCTATCAATATATGGTCTTGTGTAGAAAGTATAGACTGACCTCATCTGATCAAGTTTAATAGCGTAGGGAAAGTCTGCGGAGTAAAATGTATTTACCTGTTGCTGGATATCTGCACTTGGCAATGTAGATTCAGAAGACGATGCAGTCAGCCGTCTTACCAGCAATTCGATCTGGGAATAGGTGTTATTTGCTTGTACAACGGCTGACATATATACTCCTTATTAAATTTCTGCCGAATAGAATCTATGGAGTTTTTCTCCTGGCCCATCTTTCTTAGTAGGCACTCCGTTACTATCCAGAATCTCGCTTCTTTGCACTAATTCAGGTTGGCTATTTACTTCATCAATGAGACCTTTTGGCACGGTGTAAACATGGTTGTGGATAAATCTCCATGTGGTAATCGGCTGCCCTTCATATCTCATGTAAGGACGCTCAAGCCTTTCATTTGCGCCTCTAGAATTGATGTATCTAACCTTCATAAGCTTTTCGTCTTCTTTCTTCATTTTTTCGAGAGATTGACGAAATTTTTCATCAAAACGCTTGAATCCTGTATCGGGTACAGAATTGCTCACTGTATTGATAAGACCGTGTTCTAATCCTGATGTTGTTCTTTGAGTTAAAGACATGTTTTTCCTATTGTTTAGTTTCCGACTTGTCCATTCAACGCGTGGAATGGCACTATTTTTAAATTGGTGTTTAAGTTAGTTAAATTCCTGCTTCCGGCAGGAGATAATGTAGCCGGTCTTTCTAATGTAAACCCCGAGCCCGGAATGACAAATGGGTCAAATTTCGTAGAGTCTATATCGAAAGTAAGCTGTAAATTAGTCTGATCAACTGCAAGTATTTTTCCGGTAAGTGTGTTGAGTTGAAACATTCCATATGTGTAAGGGATGGTGAAATAGGCCAGTTGGTCTACTACATAACTGTTAGCAGTTGTGACCGTAACAACCATTGGACTTGAGTTTGTAATTGCTGAAATAACTAGAAACGCGGGTACTACAGGGCTTGGTGGCAAAAATGTGTTTGCGCCTTGATATGTAAGTATTGACATTTCTTATCCTTATATAATAGGGGAAGAAATCTCTTCCCCTAAACCTAACTACTAGTTTTCAAACTTGTACGCTGACCAATTGATCACATCATTGTTTGCTCCGGCCGGTGAATTAGCTCCGCCCGCCAAGAACATGAATGGAGTAATTTGACCCGAATGGAATGGAGTCAAGGCAAACTCATACCCTGTGTATACGTTTGTAATTGGATTGTACTTTGTTGAAGAACCGGCAGGTGCAAATGTCGCAAACAGCTGAGCTGTTGGAGAAAGTGCAGTAGCCGGATAAGTAAATGCGGTGAATGAAGATACATCTATATCCACTACAAGGTTATAAGCTGCTGTGTTTGTTGTTGCAGCTTGGTTAAGTGCGGTAATAGTTCCTGTAAGTTGATTTATTTGTGTCATTCCAAAAGAAGAAGGAACACTAAAATGAATCTTATTACCGACTACATAATATTGAGATGGATCAACAGACACGCTAACTACAGCTCCTGAAAGAGGAGATGCTAGCACTGACGCAGAAGAAATATTTGTAATATACATTATTTCCGGGTCTACTGCTGCGTTTTTAGAAACACGTCTTGTGTAACCAACTGTTAAAGCTGTATATCCGTTAGCAGCTGTAGCAGGTAGTCCGAGAAGTGTATAACCTGACCCCGAAACAGAAGAAATTTGAAATTTCATTCCTCCTAAAGTCAAATCTCCTGTTGTATTGTAGAGATATACCAAATCTCCATTTGAATAAGTGTTAGTCTGAGTAACAACAGCCGGGTTAGCAGCAGTCATTGTCAAACCACTTACGTTCGCAGCTTCGATAATTGGAGCTGTTGTGTAGTAAGTAAAACCATTTGATGTAGTAGCTGTAGAAAAAGAATCAATCAGAATCGCTGAAGATGCTGCTTTTCTCCATCTAAGTCCGCTATTTACAGCTGAAGCTCCTGATCCAAATTTAGATCCGAACCATTCGCCACCTACACAAACTGTAGGAGCTGCTGCTGCATACTGCGTGATATTCCATGTTTTGAAATAATCAGCAGAGCTAGGAAGAGGGATAGATACCCCTGCGCCTGTTGAGGTGAATGAACCACCTGTGATAATTGTAAAAGCCATAATTTACTCCTATAGTCTTTGAGTTACGTTTAGACCAGTCACCCAGTTCTGGTTAGTGATCGCTCTCGCAATCGCAAACTTAGCGTAGAGTTGGCTGTTTTGTGCAACTGACGACACAACATAAGGAGGTCTATATCCCAATGTTGCCGAATAGTTGTTTTGCTCGATTTTTGCAGCAGCTTCCATGCCATACATAGGAATTGTATAGACAGTTTGACCACCTGGTTGAGAGATTCCGGGAATCTTCGCGGCTTTAGAGCTAACAAAGAATCTAAATCTGGAAATAGAGCAGTACTCTTCCGGTCTTAAACCTTGCTGATTTGGATATGCGTTCTTTAAAAGAACACCCTGCACGTTTTGAAGGTCAGGTGTGATATCTGTAGAAGCAAGTGCAATAAATGCATCACGAGTTGGAGCTGTTGCAAACTTAAGATCTGCATCAATTCCTTCGAGCATTGTTCTTGCATCATTACCAAGCAAAATACGCTCGATGTTATTCACATCATTACGAGAGATTTCGCTAGGCTGCTGACCGTTGATACCGCCAACTGCGTTTAAATATGATCATTTCTGTTACTTTTGTGACCCTTGTGTAATCATTACACATTGGCGGTGCAACTTCTTCGAATCGCACTCTCTATGTTTCCATAGAGTTCAGACTATCGCATCACCTTTCGGTGCCTTCTCACTTAGTCGTTCACGGTGGCTTTCGCCTTCCGCCTTGTTATCCGTCTGCTTTAAGCAGCGAGGAACTCCAAGTCAATCAGAGTAGGTTTTACTTCGGCATACACGTTTACCGAACTTGAGTAAAGATCTCGCATAAGTAGATCTTCTTTTTCTCTTACCCACTGTCCTAATAATGCAATGAACTTTGTAAGAACCTTATCGTTCTCATACAAAGTAACTTGCTCATTTATGACTACTGTCTTAGCATAAATTTCTGTTGTAGCATCAACATCAGTACGTACGACAACTTCAGGTGCTGGATCAATACCAGAACCGTCAAGTTGACCGCCTTCTGTTGATAGACGCTCATATCTCGACATACGAGTAGTTTTACCGATGTGCGCTTCAGCATAGTGAAGGTCAGCACCGAAAGAGTGAATTAAATTGAACATTGGCGTGCTTAAGAGATCTTCGCTAAATTGTAGCGGAAGCTCCGGAGCCATGCCCTGAATGTTTGTGATACCTGTAGTAGAAACAGACATGATTATTCCATCGTTAAGTTATTAATCATGTTTGATGGCCAAATCAAACTAAATTAAGCCTTACGATGGTCAGCCGTATATTGAACCTGAGAAGAGCCACTTCTCGATTAAGCTAAAATTAAATTTATATAATCAAATATTAATTATCAATATTCTTATCTGGAAACGGAAAGTCTTCTGCATACATCCACCAGTAATTTGGCAAAAGATTTTCTTTCTTGCAGTAATTTATGTATTCATTCCAATCTCCACCATGTGAGTGATATTTTCTCATTCCCATAGAATAGTGTCCTTCATAAGGCGCATCTATCTGGATGATTTCTCTTCCACATTCAGGCTGACAATCTAATATATGATTCCATTTCATTTCAAAACTCCTTTCAAAACTCCTTAGGTATATACCCGGGATTTTTATAAAATCTTCACTCGATTTAAATGGAATATAAGGAATCCAACATCTTGAACATCTGCATTCTGAGGGACATCCTGAGGTTATCATTTTATTTCCCACCAAACTTTGAATTTCCCATCTTACCTATATTTTTCATAGGAGAGTTTCCCATTGTAATTTCTATTTCCCACCACGCATGACTCTTTGCATCCGGTTCCAGTTATCTTTTCTTCTTTGATCATCTAATATCACAGGAGCATGATCGCTTGTTGTTGTTACACCAGGAACTGACATAGCCTGAGGTTTAGAAAAGTTCTTTTCAGCTTTTTTCTGGTCTTTGTTATTAGTTGCATTCGGCAAGAATCTCTTTACAGCTTTGTATACATTAGACCATTTGTCAAATGAATCGGGTGCATTTTTATACCCTGCTGTTACCTCAGGATAATGATAATCTAAATAATCTAGGTTTTCTTCAGAACATACGTCTTCAAAATCTCTATAGACTTCTACTAAACGTTGAGGGAATTCAGCATGCTCTCTTCGTATTCTTTCTTCTTCTGCTTTCTGTCTTTCTCTGGCAAGCGCTGCATCAATCTTCTTTTGAATACGATCTTCTTCCGATTGATCTACATCGTAATTATTAACAGAATTGTTTACAGGCTTATTGAGTAATGCCTCCATCGCAGCTTTAAGAGCTTCAGCTTCGGCAGTCTTTTGAGCTGCTCGTTTTTCGGCTTCTTCTTTTTGCTGTCTTTCTACCCGTCTAGCTTCTTTAAACTTACGCCAATCAATTTGCTGCGGATTTTTTTCCTCTTTTGATTCAACAGGTTGATTGTTTTCAGGTTGCGCTTGAACTGCTTTTTCTTCTATATTTGTTTCAACTTGTTCTTCCATGATAGGCTCCTATGTCTGATGATTCTGAATTTGATGTTAAAGAAGAGCTACAAAAGAATTTAGCTCACTATCGTCTCACTATGAGTTATCTCGGTGCTAATGCTCCAATCGGCGTTCTATGCTTACCCAACGCTATCGAAACTATTCTCGTAAAAGACGGATGCGTCAGGGTATATGACCTTATTAACCGCGATCTTACTAAAATCAAAGGGCTCGGGGCCACTAGGCTTGACCTGCTCAGGACTCGCCTTGATGAGTTCTTCACGATTAGCATTTAGATATTCTGATTCGGATAGCATAGTAATACCATGTTGTTTTCGTATGTAAGGCCAGAATTTAAGTTTGAAGAATGCATCGCACCAGCCTTTCATTTCTCGATAATTTTTATGCACATAAGACATTTCGGATAGCTCTGCCATTGTTAACGCGTTCGGTAATGTCCAGAGTCTTTTAGTGAATTGTTGTTTTCTTTTGTTGTAGAGAAAAACAGCTTGGTTAGGTCTAGGAGAGGGCAGATATAAAAAGGCAAAGAACTTCCGTCTCATTACATTATGAATGAGTGGATCTCCTGCAATAACATACCCTACGCAGTATTCATCTTCGTCAAATATAGCTTCATGACGATAAGCGCATATCATAAGTTGTTTTGCTATATCATGCGTAAGAGCATGACCTACTTCCAAAGCATCATATTTCGTAGTATCGCTGGCTGCCTTAACGGACTGCTCGCCAGCGGTTTTACGTTTTCTTTTCATCAATGATCTTCTTTATTTACTTTTTCATAAGTAGTTTTACGCATATCAGAACGTTTTGGAGCAAAATCTGAGCCCTGAGTAGCATACATGTTCCTAGAAGGCTCATTAGTACTATACATTTTCTCCCAATGTCCGATAGGTACTGCATTTTTACTCCCTTTTGCCGGTCTAGATGCATCAGTACCATGAAAATCATGGTGTACTTTTGGTCCTTCCAGACTTTCTCTTCCAAACGGAGAATGTCCCATCGGCATAGTGCCTGAAGATTTTTTACCTGCCATAGAAACCTCTTGGCTTAGTATTTCATTTTGTTCTTTTTAACGTAGCTTGCGAGAGCTTCGTTTGCGCGATCTAGATCTTGTGGATTGCCGAACTCAGTTGCATATTTCTCATTAGATGTATGTCCAATTTTGCCTTCGTTTCTTTCAAATTGATGAGCAGGCATTTTTGCGCTGCGCATTCCGCCATTTTTCTTACTATCCATATATTCTCCTAGGATGCTAATTTTTGAATTTCCGGGTTATTGGCAATTTTTATAGCTTGTGCCAATTCAAAAGCTTCTCTGATCTGATTGAACTGAACGTCTTCAAGCTCCATCGCAAGTTTTACAAGATTTAAGTCGGACTCAATCTCTTTGTGTTCTGCTGATGACTCGAGTTCATGTACTTTAGCTATGCTCTCTTGAGCTTTAGCATATTTAAGTGTGTTATCTGCTTGACTCTTCTCTTGTTCTGCTTGAGCTTGTGCTTGCGCTTGTTGATTTTGCTGCTCAACTTGCGCTGCCATGTCTTCCATCACTTTCTTTTTATTTGTAATGAATGCTGCTTCAAGAATAGATTTGTCGGCGATTGGAATTCCCATCTCTTTAAAGTGCAAGAGCTGTTGGAGTTCCATTTGTCTTTGTGTAGTAGAGTAATTTCCTTCTTCGACAGCGACTGCATATTTAAGAGAGTGAGTTGTGAAGAATCTAGCGTCGGGTTCATGTCCCAAGATGCTAGTGATCTTACCTTTTGAGAAGTTCTTGCGAAAGGCCTGGAGACGAATCTTACCGTAAAGTCTCTGAGAATAGTCAAGCTTGTCAAAGATAGTTTGGAGAGTTGTGAGTCCTGCTCCTTGTCGTAACATAGATAAAATCCCAGATTGATCGTCTGACGCTGCGCCCAAAAGTTCTTCATTTACCCCCGAAATTCTAGTGATGTCTTCAGAAAGTGACCTAGAAAGCTCTATCATCGATGCAGGAATATCAGGAGCCTCTATACGCTTCGCAACCTCTTGAATGTTTCTTCCTGCTTTAACGGGCACAAGAAAGCCTTGTCCGGATTGTCTAAATGCCTTCGGATCGACTACTCCGTCTACTTGATAGATCCATCCTGAGTTAATTTGAGATTGTAGGATGTCAAGTTCGATAACTTTACGCATGTTGTAAAGATATTGTGCGTCGCGAAGATTGCGAACTACACCGTATTGTCTCCACTGATATGACTGTATATCGGGTTCTCGATAACAGCACACCGGCACAAAAGGATAATTATCAATATTTAATAGATTTTTTCCGTGATAGACTATCTTGCCTGCAAGTGATATGATAAGCTTAACAGTTGGCACTTGAGTCTTGCGAGTGACAAGCCACGGTTGCATCTTGAGAAGTTGTTGCATCTCGTCTTTAAGTTCTTCTTCATCTTCTTCCCATTCAACCGATTCACCGGTCTTTGGATCTAAGATAAGCGTTGCTTCTCTGCTTGTTCTGTAATGAAACTCATCGTATGTGAATAGCTGATTAGTTTGAAGATTGAGTAGCTCTGCTTGCAGTGGGAATCTACCGTCTTTCATTGACGCAGGTCTCATTTTATCGATTTCTTTGCCGTATCCCGGGAGCAATGCTTTAGCTTGAGACTTATTGACCCAACGTCTCCTCCAGATCCCATTACAATCAGTTAGGTCTTGCTTTCTCCAGTGACAATCTATGAGAACATTTTGAAAACTCACTTGGTCAGTAAAAAGATCGCCCGACACAGGATCAAGAGTGTAATCAGGATACAAATGGAGCATAGAAAAGCCAGTGTCGAGGGCTCCTTCGAACGCTTGCGAAAGATATTCTTGAAACCCATCTCTATCTTCACTCCATTTCATTACTTTATTAAAGTCATCAGCCAAAGGGTCTGCGCCTTGCTGGTTGGGAACTGTGATCGTAGACTTGCGATTTTGTCTTTGTCTTCCTGCTATCATATTGATATGACGCATGATTAAATTAAAAAAGAAGCGACGAGATTGATAGAACTGATTGTCGCCGTAGATCATTGACCAAAGAGTCTGATCGCCAACTTTAAAGCGCTTGTCGATGCTGCCTTGAATCCAGAATGCTGAGTTGCTTGGATAGTTACCCTGATAGAATGAGTCCATCATCTGTTTTAGATGAGATGCGCTTACATCAGAAGGATCTATATATCCTAGACTTAGCGAGCTAGCATCATACGAACCCATTGTAACCTAAAATTTTTAATTTAATGGCAGAGTAGTAAAATATTTATTTAATGTAAATACCCTAAAGTTAATTTTTTAATAATATCCGCCCGAGCTTTGATTAAATATGTCCGGACTATCCCCATACACTTTTCTTCTAAGTTGTTCAATAGTTAAATTTTCATCAGGATGATATAACTCACCGGTGGGGAATGCAGAGGCTATTGCATATCTCAGAGCGTCACAATTTGAGACAATAATCCCATTCGCTATGATAGTTCCATTTTTTTTAGTGCCAAGACAGTAAACATCAGTTCTAGAAGGAAGTGTTTTTATAGATTTAATTTTGCTTTTTTTGATTTCAGTTCTCATTAGTTTTCTTCCATAGACGATTCGATCATCTATGGCTTCGGCAGTTTGCATAATTACGGCATCACTTTTCAAAACAATATGAGACAAGGTTAAATCTTCTATTTTAACCATTCCTTTTGTTGTCAAAACTTTATGATCCGGAGTAGCTATTAACTTATTACCATCGCATAAACGCAATTCAATGACTTGAGCTTTTTTTCTTGTAAGTTGAACATTATTAAAAGCATCAATTTCAATTTTTTTAGCATTAATATTATAATTAACCAAATCCCCTTTTGTTTGATCGAGAAATAAAAGTTCGATTTCACATTCATATTTTTCTGTTTGAATTAAAGTGTCTCCAGCTAAACAAATGTGATCATTTACCTTAACAGGTTTATCCTCTCCTCGATCCGCTGCTTTAGAATCCCACTCATATGAAGCCAAATGTTCGCGAAGCGTAGTGCATCCTTTCTGAATTACTAGGTTCTTTCCTGATATAAATTTAGACACGATCTTAATTCCTAAAATCACATCGTTAGTAGCATCTATAACCGGAAGATCATTTTGTCTTAGCTCGAGCTTAAGACTTGCTGCCGCCGGATCAACATAGATTGCTCTAACACTCTTATAACCAATAAACTCTTTTATATCTTTCACAAGCTCAAAGTCTGTTTTAGATCTACCTTTCTTGGATGAATCCCAATAATACTCAGACTCGACAGCAATTTGAGGCCACTGATTTGGTGTAATTGCACATAGAACAGCAGCAGTTGCGTTTGTAGTGCCGTAATCAACACCGACAATGTAGTAATTCGGATTGTTTCTAGGATTTTCATACAGATTCATTTCGTCAAAGTTATCGTATATAGCGCCATGAGCTGCTGCCCATTCTCCAAGAATGAGACGTCGATAGAATATGCCGGATAGAGATGCCTTTGTATCTTTGATGTATGCAGGATCGAGGCTTGGGTTGTCTTCAATATTAAAGTCCCAATGAACAAGATCTATTTCTTTTCCTCTATCAAGATATTCTTTCTTGAGCCAGTGTGCTGGGCCCTCAGGGTTTCCCGTCGCTAATAGCTGCGCGCCTGGCACTCTAAGACGAGTGACAAGCATAGACCAAGCTGGATATGGCATTTTTGGAGCTTCGTCCACATATGCAATTGCAAGTGTAGATCCTTGTATAGATGAAACAGCTCTCTCGTTGTTACATCCGACAAAATAAATTCGTCTTCCATAAAGTTTAGCTTCGTTAGTCTTAGAGCTTGGGGTTGGGAACCCCATGCGATCGTATAGATCTTTGAGAATGTTACGCTGAATTGATTCTCGTGATACACCTAAAATCATGCAGTCACCTGCCGGCGCGTGTTGAATTAAGTGTATAAGCTTATCAATCGATGCGTAAGTCTTACCTGAGCTGACTGCTCCTATCCATAGATTGAATCTGTGAGTTGCTTCGTTGTAACTCTGGATTTGTTTTGGACTTAAGATCATCTAATTCTTTTTTTAATTTTTGCATTTCATATTGAGAAGCATAGAAAGCATTCTTCATATCAATACTTTCTTGAATTGGTGACGCTGTTTTTTCTTCGTGATCTTTTTGACCTAGCCACTGCTTACCGAGCCATATGGCCATCGCAGAGTTAGTTTCAGACATTCTAAATTGATTTCTTCTTAAGCTGCTTTTTCCGCCTTCAGAATACTTTTTATATACGCTCGCAAATGGTTCTTTATAGTTATCTTCAACTCTTCTAATTAAAGTCTCGTGATGTATCTTTAAAAAAGAGGCGATTTCGCTTTGAGTACATTGAATATGACATAGTTCTTCAAAGATTTTCCAATCTATATCAATTAGAGGTCGGCCGGTTGGTTTAGTTTTGAATACTCCACGAGGCATGTAACTACTCATTAAATAAATCAGATTAAACGCTTGTCAAGTTTTTATTTCAATACTAATTGTTAGGGAGTATGTCACTTTTTTGCTAATTTTGATTTATAGCTTCAAGCCAAGCAGTTTCAAACATTACATTTTCATCATAATATGTATGTAAATGAGGTGAATGAGTTTTCCTTTGACACGAGTTTAAAAAAAAGGAAATAAAGAAAAGAACGGAGAGAAAAGTATATTTTTTCATAGATAGCGCAGTAAATACATAGTAATAGAAATTTACATACGTATCTAACAAGTCTTAAATTTTTTCAAGCATCAATTTTTTGGTAGTTTAGGAAGTGGCATCCAGTGCGTAAGTTCATCACTATACTCGTAATCGCAACAAGTACAAATTATAGATTGTAATTTCCATGTTTCAAGAAAAACACTTTCAGCTACGATTATGAATTTGCCATTAGTTGCTAAAACATGAACTGATTGTGGTGGCAACCAATCGTTAACACTAATCCATTCCATCACTTCCTCTCTTTTTCCAATTAAAAAAATATTTAATATAAGGAGGTTGTTCACCACAATTATTTAATTTGTCACAAATCCACTGTGCCAGTTCTTTTGGCAAACCATAACCATCAGCACCACCGTTAGTTTCCCATCCATCATGTTCTGGATGAGTTGTAATAGTCCAAAGTTCTATTTCCATTTCTTTAATTTCTTCTTCTGTGTATATCGGATTAGAATCTTTTTTTATGTACCAAGTCATATCCACTCCTTCTCCAATTCTTCAAGTTTTTCTAATTGCATTTTTTTGTATATATGAAAAGGACAATTAAATTCGTCTCTCCAAATGCTAAGATAAATTACATCTAGAGCAGAAGAAGCTATAGCGGAAGAAATTCTATTTATCTCAATACATTCAATTATGACTCTTGCTGCTTCTTTTATTTTTTTAACAGCTTCTTCACTTGTTAATTTTAAGTATTCATCATTTATTTTCATGTTGATCCTTACATCCATTTCCACAAATCCAAGTACTACACGTTCTTCCCATAATACAAGTCATTCCAGTTTTACAAGTGTTACATATCGGGTAATCCATTTGAATTCCAACTTCATTAATTGCAGTTACGTTCTCTTTCGATAAGAAACAAAAGTTTCCACCAAATTCAATTTTCATCTTTTTCCTCTAATTCTTTGTACATTTTCAGAAAAGAAGATACCTGTGCGCATATCGAAGGAACAGCAAGATCTAAACCATCGTTATCTTCAAAAATTTTAAATAAGAAAAAACATCCAGTCGGTAATAAAGATGTTGCCATTGTCATTGGGGAAGAAGCAGGCATTGTACGTAAATGCTCATTCAAGAGTTTTGAAAATTCTTGTACTTCTTTGAATATTTCCATTTTTTCTTCATCTGATAATTTTTTTTCCAAAATAATCCTCATTTTGTTAGAGTGTTTGCATAAGTCAAAAATTTCTGTAAATTATTTCCTAACTACTTTCCTTAATTTTAAGTTTTACGTTTAGCCTTCGATGAGAAATCAGAGGAAGGATTAAGGGTTTTAGAACGTCTGATAATTAATATTCTGTTGTAAAACATGTTTTTATAGCAAAATTCTTAATCATTTCTTAACTGATTCAAAAAATTTATTTTTTAAATCTTGCGTCACATCAGACAAATTGGAATATGAATTTTCTAGATATTTTATATCCTTAGTGATTGTCGTGGCTTCTTTTTCCAATTTATCAATAATCGGCTGGTATTGTATAATTGCCACGGTTCTCCCCATCTTATAAGCAATAAAAAGAGAAAAAACCCAAACTATAATCATGTAAATCATTATTTTTCCTTACTCTGTAAAGTCCAATTTTTAATAAGATTTTTTCCTAGATTCCCGTATAACTTTAGCTGTTCTATGAAATCTTTGGATTCTTGAGCATTTTTCCCTTCAAATAAAATATGAACATATTCAGTTTCTCCTATCTGGTCTGCGCATACTTCAAAATATTCATTTATATATATATCTGAAATATGTTCTAAATTGATTAAATTTCCATCAATGTCTTCAATCCACATCTTCGTTTCCTTTTTTAAATACATCTCTAGTTTTTTTTAAAGTTTCCTTCATATCTAAAAAAAGAATCTCTAAAACTTTTTCTTGAATGTCTACTTGAAAGTTTTTTGCTATAGTGTAAACGAGAAGAGCGGACATTGTTTCGATCTGTTCAAAGTAGTCAAATTCGTGTGACAACTCTTCAATAAATTTTTTAGATAAAGAAAATTGAATACGCTTGTCTTCTTCATCTTTCATTTTCCCTTTCCTTAATCTTTTCGATAATTTCTACAGCTAGATCCCAGTCGACTTTAAACTTGCGAATAAGTACTGATGGAGAGATCTTTTTCTCTTTAGAGAGCAGGAGGCATTCATAAAATAGATCGGTGTTCATCTAAACCAAATAGTACGTCATAGTTGTCTCGAGTATGCTTTTCGTAAATCTCTCACTTTAATTTTCACATCAATGCCTTGGAAAAGTTTCTGACCAATATGTAACGTTATATATAATAGGTTTTCCTTCAACAGCGGGATTTGCCGTGATTCTTACAGTAACGCGCTCTTTTTCAGGAAGAGTAGCAGTAAATTTATGCGTGTCACTAAATTGTGAAAATTGAACTGTTATCCAAAAAAAAAGAAAATTTAGTATTAATTTCATAATGTCTTCAATCATTCAAATTTCGGCAATTGATCTGCCCAAAAGGTAAGACAATAGTCTTTTCTATTTTGAGAATTAACCGCATGTTCTCTTATTGTTGCTAAAGACTGCATATGCTTTGGAAGGCAACAAGCAAAATTAATTGCATCTTCTACAGTCAAAAAATGAAGTGTTACCCATATAAACAAAAAATAATATTTTGGTTTCATAGTTTAATCCTTATCGGCTTATTAACGGGTTTATATTGTTCGTTCACATGAGATGCATTTACATATAATATAGAAGTATATGTACACATCTGAGAACCATCCGGATTTGTTCTTGTATGTTCCATACCATATCTTTTTCCATGACATTCATGTACATGCCCGAACGCATTTATCTTAAGTTTATTCAAATTCAATATTCTTCTCGTCAAAGCGTGTGATCCTACATGCAATATATTATCAGAGTAGTAGTCTTTAACTTTATCTAAGACTCCGTTTGGCGGTGAGTGCGTAATCAATATATCTGTGTCTTCAGGAATCAGAGCAAATTTTTCTTCAAGATATTTTTCGGTATCGCAAGTAAATGCCTTGCAATGGGGGTTTATACCGGGAAAAGTTTTAGTCCATGGAGAGCCCCAAATTTTGAGTCCTTTAAATGTTGTTCCTGAATCTTCAAGATATATAAGCCACTTATATTCTTGTTCGCCCTGATATAATTTATGATTTTTAATTTGTGCATTATTATCATGATTTCCAGAAATAAAAATGGCTTTTTTGTATTTACCAAAATATGACATGATCCATTCGCAAAATTCATCTAAACCCTTTTCATCATCCCTTGCAGTCAAATCCCCGGCAATGATAAGCAAATCTCCTCCGTCAAGTTTTGGATAGAAACCGTGGAGATCAGAAATACAATCAATAATCATAAAAAATTCTTTTTTAATCCTAAAATTTTTAAAATATTTTCGGCCGTCATTTTTACAGGATTCACAGCCACACTGTTACCAAGTTGTTTTAATGCTTTAACATCAGATACGGGAAAATAAAAACTCTCAGGAAACCCCATCATTTTCTTAGCTTCTTTGTGAGTAATGATTTGAACTTCACCATTAACTTCATAAGCATCCCAATTTCTTCTATCATCTATACCCGATCCTCGACCACCTACTCTCAGAGTAAACCCAATATCTTTTGAGCAATTGCCGTTAAACACTTCAGACATTGTAAATTCTAGAGGCACAGCTTCAGGAAACTCAAATTCCTGTTTTTGTGCGATATCTTCTCTAAATCCAATAATATAAAGACGGGGTCTATGGGTTGGAAGACCATAATCAGAAGCTTTTAAAATTCTAAACGAAACAGAATAGTTCAATTCATTTTTCAAAATGTTTCGGATAACCTCAAATGTTCTTCCTTGATCGTGTTTCAGTAAATTGCGCACATTTTCTAAAAAAAAAGCCTTAGGTTGTTTATTTTTTATTATCTTAGCAATTTCAAAAAAAAGAGTACCTCTAGCTTCGGAAAATCCCTTTTTAAGCCCAACTTGGCTAAATGGCTGACAAGGAAATCCTGCGCAAAGTATATCTACATTTTCGGCTATACATTTTTGATTTTCTTCTAAAGTAATATCTCCTCGAAATAGATCATTTTGAAAAAGCTTTGGAGAAATATTTCTAAAATTGAACTCATAAGTTTTTCTTGCATGGGAATCCCATTCACTAGCAAAAACACATTTTCCTCCAAGCTCATGTAATGCAATGTGAAATCCGCCAATTCCTGCAAATAGATCAATAAATGTAAAAGGCTCATTAATTGTCATCACTTCACTTCTTTAATTCTAATCCGTCTAAAAACATCATTTTCGTTAATAAGACCAAGTATTTTTCCAACCGTTAGTGAAATTCTGGGATTGTCACAAGAACCGCAAACTCCGTACACTTGAAAACTTTTCGGGTCGCATTGTTCGCAGTAATTTTTATTTTCTTTCATTTTTTCGATTGTATCCAAATTCACCCTCTTGCATAAGTTCGCATCCATACCCTTCATAAGCACTTCTTCTGTTTTCTGAAAGATCGTTGTAAATAACTCTCCAATGACCGTCAATAGCATTTTGATGAACAAAATCAATTTTCACTGTTTCAGCTTGCTGCGGAGTAAGATTACTTATAAAAGATATTAATTGATCTCTGTTTGCTACATTCAAAATTATCCAACCAAAAACCATTGTGCAAAAACGTAAATATTTCATATTTCAATCCAATAGTTAAATTCTATTTTTCTTCATTTCCCATAGCTCTAAGGTTTAAATCCCATATACGCTTTTGATATTTCCATAATTTTTCATCTCTATTTCCAGATCCATTTCCATCTCCATCTCCATATCCAGATCCATATCCATCTCCAGATCCATCTCCATCTCCATATCCAGATCCATATCCATCTCCAGATCCATCTCCATATCCATCTCCAGATCCATCTCCATCTCCATATCCAGATCCAGATCCATAGCCAGAGCGAAAGTCTATTATTCTGTCCATTCAGATTTAACCATTCAAAAATTCATATCGACTTTATTTCCGAATCCACATCCAGATGCATCTCCAAATCCACGTCCGCATCCATCTCCAGATCCATCTCCATCTCCATATCCAGATTCAGAATCTATTACTCTTTCCATATAGGAACTTCTTTTATAGATTTTTTTGCCTCTTCCGTTACTGATAAAATTTCTATTGCTTGTAAAAGCTCTACTTTTTCTACTTCACACGGAAATTTACACTGATTTGGTTTTTTAGTTCCTTCCATCGCAAGTTGAGACAAAGTAGCAGCTCCTTCCCAATACCAAATTCTTCTAGCGTTATTTAAAACAACTTCTTGTCCATTCCTGCTTTCTAATTCGCCGGCAAACACTCCTGCTGAATATGTTCTAACAATCACATAAGGTTTTTTCATTTTTTCTCCATTTGTTTTTATTTTTCCCCATCTTTTTGAAATAAAATCAGAATATTTTAGCCATAAATCGTTCATTTTCCATAGCTGTAATCTTTAAATCCCATATATGCTTTTGATATTTCCATAATTTTTCATCTCTATTTCCATATCCATCTCCAGATCCATTTCCATATCCATCTCCAGATCCATATCCATCTCCATATCCAGAACCATCTCCATCTCCATCTCCATCTCCATATCCATATCCAGAACCAAATCCAGATCCAGATCCATATCCAGAACCATCTCCATCTCCACATCCAGATCCAGATCCATCTCTACATCCACATCCAGATTCATAGCCAGACCGAAAGTCTATTATTCTGTCCATTCAGATTTAACCATTCAAAAATTCATATCGACTTTATTTCCGAATCCACATCCAGATGCATCTCCAAAACCAAATCCAGAACCATCTCCATAGCCAGAGCGAAAATCTATTACTCCTTCCATAATCGATCTTTTTGCCAAGGAATAAGTCGGTTATAAATTTTTTGTATTGATTCTTCGTTTGAACATGTCATAATTATCCATGCAAAAAAGAAAGAAAATAGCTGATTCATATAGTAAATTTGCTTTTTATATAAAGTGTTAACATGTTAACATTGATAGAAAGAAATAGCAAGACAAAAGGAAAGAAGATGGCTAAACCAGATTTGTGCTTTATAGTAGCTAGAATCCCTATTGCAATTCATAGAAAATTGAAGAAATACTGTCTGCAAAAGGAAACTTCTGTGCAGAAACTATTAGAAAATTATATAACTTCAATCCTTTTAAAATAATGGATGTTATGAAAAAAGACTTTGATGGGTGGACAATTGTATATTCAAGATCTGGTTATCATCCTGAATTTGGCTATCCAATCGGAGAATTTCTTTGTACATCTAAACAACGGGCTTTAGATCATATTGAAAATCTGAAAAAAGAAACTGGATTAGATGATTTTGAAACAAAAGATTATGTAGAAGGAAAATAAATGCAAGAAGACTTCTTAGATGCGGTATTAACTAAAAAGATAGACAGACTTGAAAAGTGGATGATTAGACTTCAGAAAGAAATGCATTTTCTAAAGAACGTGCATTCTTTGAATAAGGGGCATAAGATTAATAAAAAGATTGAACAATTAGACCTATTTCAAAAAATCGGTTAATTATCTTCTTCTCCGTAGGCTATTTCCCTACACTCATATATCTTCTCTCTTAATTCTTCTAACTGATATACTATGCTGTGTAAAAACTCGTCCTGAGTTTCTTCATCAAGAGTTTTGAATACTTCGACAAAATCTTTGTTTCTGCAAGCAATAGCACATCTATTCTCCCAAATTTCTTGCTCTAGTATAGCATCTAAAAGAACTGCAATTTTACCCAAGTCTTCTACTCTTTGTCTCATTAGCAACCCTTCTTCATCATTTTTTTTGCTTTATCTACTGTTGAATCCATTTTCTTGTCCGATTTTAGCAAAGACTTTTCTGCTGAAGATTCTTTTTTTCTAATGCTTTTAAAAGCTGATTTGATTTTTTTATCCATATTGCACCTAAATAATTTTTATACGATCATCTTATATATAAATTATTTTTGGAAGTAAATTATGAAAGAAAAAATGAAAACTTTTTTTTGGGTGATGGCTTTGATAATGATACTGATAGCACTAGCCATTTTGTTCAACAAATGCTACGTATCAAAAATGCCTTCAATCTTCTATTAGTCGCTCCAAAATTTATGGCGATGTGATAAAGATTTAAGTAAATATATCATCATCATTTTCCATGTCGGAATGTATTTGTATTCGTATTCGTCTTCCATTGCTTCTTCTTTATTTTAACTACTGCTTTTTTCTTGGTCATATTTCTTTTGTATTTGTCCAATTTTTTTTAAACTTTCAGTTGCATGTTTAAATCTTTGAGAAAGAAAAATTTCTTTTTCTCGATTTCTTCTTAAAAAACTATTTCTTGCTAAAAATTGCTTGTATTCTTGTTGCGTTCTTCTAAATTTTTCCGAAAGCAACTTTTTTTCCTCTACAGAATCAAAATATAATTTAATCCTATTTATGGGTTTAGGAGTATAAAATTTAGATGTATTTGCATCTTTTTCTTTTAATTCTATGACATTATTTTTTTTGTTATGCTTTTTTATATATCTTTTCCAATGTATTCTCTTAGCACAATCATTCATATTTTGTTGATGAGTACCTAGCCTCAAATGATTAGGGTTAACACAAGATTTATTATCACAAGCATGCAAAACAAAAAGCTTATTTACAATTGGACCTCTATAAATTTCATATGAGAGTCGATGAGCTATATAATTTTTCCCTTTAAAACTAATATATCCATAACTTTTTTTTTCTACTCTTTTCCAATACCAGCATTCTTCTATAGAAATTTTATCAAAACTATCTTCAAATTTTTTTATTAATTCTTGTGGATGCATATTTTACCTGTTTACGTAAAATTAGATATCGATTACGATATCGATATCGAAAACGAAAGTCAAGGACCATTTATGGACGACGATTTAGAAATGATGGAAGCAAGAGATGAGGCTAGCTCATATATGAGAAAAGTCTATTTGGACAATCTTAAAGACACATACAAAGAAGATTGGGAGCGTGCATACATGATTGGAAAAAGCAAACATAGAGCTGAGCAATTACTGCTAGAGTGGACATTTGAATACGATCAAGAATAATTAAATTACTATGGAAGGCTTACATGAAAATACAAATACAGAAAATTCAAAATGATCCTATAAATGACCCAGATTGGGTTTCTTTTAAACCAGATTGTGAAATATCGAGACTACTGACATGTATTTCTTATCTCGATGATGAAATGGTTAGTAGTTTGATACGTCATGGCTATGAAGTTGTTATCAAACAAAAAGGAAATGAATATGGAAAAAATGAAATACATGGTTTTACGTCTACCTCATGAGTGGTTTGATATTTTAAAATTTGCATCAGATGCAAAGGAAAAAAACTTTTCTAAATTTATAAGAGATATTTTAGAAAAGGAAGTTCATAAAGAACTCAAAAAGTTAGAACAAAAAGCTTTAACAGAGAATATATATGACCCTAGAATTGCAAATTTCAGATAGTTTTCAACAAGATATGGATCAACTACTTAAAAAGTATTTGGATAGTATTCCGGATGACCATATCTATTTTAACTTAGGAATTTCTTTACTTAGACATTTTCTTGAGTCGGAAGAAGATGATTTGGAAGCCCTAAAACAGTATAGAGATATGCTTGTCTCTCATCTTGTGACTGCAAATGACATGATTAAAAACATACATTTACAAAGAACTAGACCGTATTAACTTCGATAATAGTTTTAGCAACTTCTCCATATTTCTTCTCATTAATCTGAGAAATAACATGAGAGTCGTTAGAGATAATACCGGCTTTTTCTAGGCAATCTTCCATGAGCTTGACCATGTTAGTTAAGTCCGGTTTGTGAAGATGTTGAATCTCTCCTTGAAGCATAAAATCTTTTCTTTTTTTAGATGTAGATTCAGGGACAGGCATAAAGAAAACAAACTTAAGTTGAATGGCTCCCGGGAGAGGAGAAAGGGGCCTTTTTTGAGATAAAATTTGAAATAGGATGGCTTTTTTGTGCGTAGACTTTCTGTCATAAAAGCCTTGCGAGCCTTTAACAGGTGCTGCCCACGGAACCGGATCGCCTAAAATTTCATACGTATACATAAAAATAAATTTAAAGGAAATCAAAATGGAAAACAAAGAAAAAAATTTAATATTAACATCATTGCCACCCGAGAAAATAGAACTTTTAAAGAAAACTATATGCAAAGGTGCAAGCGACGATCAATTTAACCTCTTTTTACACGCTTGTAATAGATGCGGTCTAGATCCATTTATGAAACAGATATATGCAGTTTTAAGAAAAAATAAGGATGGTTCTATGCAAATGACCATTCAAACAAGTATTGATGGTTATAGATTAATAGCAGAAAGAACAGGTAAATATGCACCCGGAAGAGAGCCCCATTATGTATATAATGAAAATAAAGAAATAGTATCAGCTACTTCTTATCTAAAAAAACAAACAGCCGATGGCACTTGGCATGAGATTTCTGCGTCTGCTTATTATGAAGAATACGTACAAAAGTTTAAGAACTATAATACTCAAAAAGACGAACCGTCTAATTTCTGGGCTAAGATGCCACATTTAATGCTTGCTAAATGCGCTGAAGCTTTAGCCCTAAGAAAAGCCTTTCCGGCAGAGCTATCCGGTGTTTATACTGAAGATGAGATGTCTCAAGCTGATATAGTGACAATCGAATGTATTTCTTCAGAAGAAGTTGAATTTATAACAAATCTTTTAGATCAATCTCCTAATAAGAAAGAGACTCTATTAAAAAGATGCAAAGGAGATCTTTCGTCTATTTTGAAGAAAGACTATGCAAATGTAATCAAATGGTTAACTCCTGTCGAACAAATAGAAAAACAAGAGGTTTAAAATGAAAAGTCCAATATATAGCTTACATAATCTTGGATCGGCATACGAACAATTTAAAGAAGATGGATTTGATAAGCAGAAATTTTTCGATTATTTTTGTGATGTAGAGATGTATTATTATGAAAAAGGGATAAAAGATTCTGGTAAATTTCTAGAACATGCAAAAAAAAGGGGGAAATACACGTATGAAATTGAAGGGCATGAAGGATTTTTTTCATCAGATCATTATGATCCAACTTTTGTAGAAAATTATAAAAAAATTGCAAACGAGTGTCTTGGTTTTAAAGAAGGTGATACCAATGGAAATTGAATTAGTACAAGGATCGCAAGAGTGGCTGGATTTTAGATTAAACAAAATCGGAGCTTCTCAAATTGCAGCCATAATGGGTCTTTCTCCGTTTTCATCTAGAATTGATGTGTATAACGAAATTAAGGGACTAAAAACGAAGTCAATGACAAAATCAATGCAAAGAGGTAAAGATTTTGAATCAGAAGCTTTATCCGTACTAGAAACGGAAACGGGTTTTCTTCTTAGACCTGCTGTTTTCCAAAACGATGAACTGCCATGGGCTTTTGCTTCCCTAGATGGAATCAGTCTAAACGAAGATCTTATTGCAGAAATTAAAGTCCCCGGTAAAAATTCTTTTGAAAACATGAGAAGAGAAATTCCCGTATATTATCAATATCAGATGCAGTGGCAAATGCTAGTGACCGGAATCAAGAAAAACATTTTTATGGTGTACTCTGAAAATGAATTTTACATGCACTCATTGGACTACGATCCAATACTTGCAGAGAAATTATTGGAGTGTGGACGAGATTTTTACGAAAACCACATTTTACCGTGTATACCCCCCGAACCGGAAGAGGATGAGCCGGTATTTTGTGATGATCCGGTTTTTTTAGATCTTCAAGAAAAATATGTACTGTGTGATGCGTGTTGTAAACAATTTGAAGCAACAAGAGAAAAATATAAAAAAGCAATCATTGAAAATTTCTTTGATGACACGGCAGTAAAGGGAAAACTGTTAGTTATAAAAAATCAATCTAGAAAAGGTGCTCTAGATGAGAATGCAATGCTGTCAGATGGTATTGATCTAAATAAATACAGAAAAGCGAGCGTGAATTTTCCTGTGATTAAACTTTTGAAAGAAGAGAAAAATGATAGCCCATAAATATTCAATAAAATATTATGCACATCGTAAAGAGAATTTATTTTCATAGTTGACTCCTTTGACCTTGTTAGAACGAAAGTTTTGACAAGGTTTTTTTTTAAATATTGTCTATGAAAAACAAAAGTATAACTAAAACTTGTCTACTGAAATTTTAGATTTAATTTGCAAGAAATCATTTTGAAAACTAAGATAAAAACATTTTTAAAGAAGTGGGCTTGAAATCTGCGTTTGGCGACCTTTTTTCAAAGCCCACTGGATAACTACTTATGGTCGAATAGTATATTTATACTAGATTTTTTTTCAAACAAAATCAAAGACTCATAAAGAAAGTTGTCCTACAACACGTAGGATTTCTCAAATGTCGCTAGAAGATTCTTCAATTTTTCAATTACAAATTTATAAAAATATTAAAAACGAATATAAATTTAAAACCCCTATGCTAAAATTTTAGATTTAATTTGCAAGAAATGAATTTTCGGAGATAAAATCCGAGAGCTTTTAAAACGAAGTGGGTTTGAACGGTTGCTTGGTCGGCCTCTGTTTCAAAACCCACTGCCAGAAAACTTATGGTTATGGGTAAAGAGTATATGTATACTCAATTTTCCTTCAACAAAAAGTTTTCCTGGTCAAAAAACAACTCCGACTAGGAAAAATATGTCTATTATTCGAACCATCCACAACAAAGAAAATCCCTACGTTCAACTCAACAAAGCCGCTTTATGGAATGAAAAACTTTCATTAAAAGCAATCGGACTTTGGGCTAGATGTATGTCTAGACCTAATGATTGGAAATTCAGTGTAAAAGAACTGGCCAAAAATGGAGTTGAAGGAAGAAGAGCTATTTACAGTGCAATTGATGAGCTAATAGAACAGGGATACGCTATTCGTTTAGAGCACTATGAAAAAAATTCAAACGGAAAATTTGAGGGAGCTGGGGTTGAATATATATTTTTTGAATTTCCCGCCACAGAGTCAGAAAAACAGTTTTACTCGGATGAATTCAAAAAATCTTTACGGAAGTGCGGTTTCGGCAATCTCCACGACGGCGATCTCCGAAATGTACCACTACTAAAGAAAGAAGAAGAAGTAAACATAGAAAAAGAACTAACTAACAAAGAAGAAAGTTTGTTAGCTCCTTCTGAAAAACAAATTCTTAGGAAAAAAATAGGAAAAAGGCTTTCAGATGATGAATTTGAATACGGGTACAACTGTTTCAAAAAAACAAAAACTAAAGTTAAAATACCTTCTCAGTGGATCATTGCAGCCGCTAAGGGTAAATATAATTTTGATAATTCTGAGACGACTCTAGAAGAAAATAAAAAAGCCCTGAATTGGATGAAAAAAAGTGAAAAATTTTCAACTCACAAAGATATTACTATTGGGTATAATTACATAGAATTTAGACGCGGAAATAATACTTGCGTTAAAACAATATTTGAAAATGATTTTGTTCAAAAAATTTACAGTCATTGCGGCGTTATGAACATAAAACTTGGCGATCATCTTCTCCTATTGCCAGAAATGATAAAATGAAATCCTTGGATCAAAATTAACAAATGATTACAATAAAATTTACCGGGAAATCTTTATGAAATATGTTAAAAAAACAAAATCTCAAGAAGAAAATTCAAGAAAAAGAAAAGAAATTAGGACTTTGCTATTTGTTGCATTCGTTGTAATAGCCACAATTTTTATCTATAAAGAAAAAGACAAAGAAGAAGAACATAAAATATCGTTAATTATGAAAAAAGGTGGAGATATTTGCTCTGTTGAAGAAATGGATATACCAAAATTATAAAATAAATAAGTATTGAAAAACTACAGAACGAGAAATCATTATGAACCAAGTCACTCTGGTGGGCTACATCGGTAGCGATCTAACCACTAAAACTTTTGACAATGAAAAAAAACTGACGACATTTTCCCTCGGTTGCAAAGCTAGAGGAAAAGAAAAAACGATTTGGTATCGCATTTCTCTATGGAATGGAAACTTTGAATCTATTTACCCCTATCTTAAAAAAGGCGGACAAATAGTGATATCAGGTGAATTGCAAAAGCCTAGAGTTTTTAATGACAAAGAAGGAAAGCCTACTACTTTACTCGAAGTTGTCCCCTACAGTATCAATCTTCTAAGGTCTAGTTCTGAGGAAGGATCAGTTACAAAGCCTTTACAAGAATCTTCATCAAAGTCGGATGTAGGAAAGCATTTTGCTCCTTCTGTTTTTGATGATTCAAATTTGCTATTTTAAAAAACTCTTTGGGTCTAAAAATAAACAAAAAACATAAATCGTTTGAGTTTCTTTTGAACTAGACCCAATATTATGCTATTTGAAATCCCCAAAACTCAGTTTCTTTTCCATCGGTCCCACCTAAAATAGATACAGTGTTTGCGCCTTGTCCATTTGCAAGGATTGTAACAGAAATCTGATCTCCGACCGTGCAATTAATAAGTGTTGAACCCGATACCCCTTGACCCGATGATATTCCACCTATTGATCCGTCATTAACAAATTTTGCTGATTGTATTCCATTCTGTAAGATAACAGATTCAAATATTGAGGCTGTGGTTACGTTTCCATAATTTGTGTTAAACCCAAAAAAGTACAATCCCGTTTTTTGAATAGTATAAATTCCCGTAGTGGTGTTATATCCGGATGCTTTGTCTACATAGACTGTATCACAAACAACTGTGGCAGTTGCACCGTTTCCGGTTTGATTTGCTATGTTTGCAGATAGGTAAACGGAAAATGCGGTTCTTCCGGCAATAGTCGAAGTAAATATTGGAAGAGCGCCTGCGCCTTGGCTTGTAAGTATTTCTTCTACAGCTCCGGTGCTTGCAACTTGTTGCAAAGGATTTGTGCTTGTAGTTCCTCCGGCTATTATTTGGTATGGAGAAAAAGAAGAGTTGCCTGTCCCTCCTCTCGAAACGGGAACAACTGCATCTACATAAGCTTTATTAGTTCCATCCGTAGGATTTACCGGAGCATTGTTAATTGTAATAGAGTTTACCGTTGGAGAATTTGTAGAGGAAATAGCTGAAGTGCCGTTTCCTTGTAAAAGCTGTCCTGCCGTAAATGTACTAGCCCCTGTTCCTCCCTTAGATACGGGAATAATACCTGTGATTGCAATTGTTTCTGTGTTTGTTGCTGCATTTCCGGCTACTGTAATTACAGAACCGTCTCCTACTAAATTTATGTTTCCGGCCGTGTTGGGCCCAACTGCTATTGAATCATTTCCTGTTACGGTCTGTACGGCAGCTGTTAAAGTTCCTAGATCTTGCCAAGTAGCCACTCCTCCAAATAAATTACCAAGAATAAAAAATTGAGCCGGATTGACTGTATAGTAAATCCATATGTCCCCTATATTTGCATTTGTATCAGTAGATAATGGGGCTCTGTTACTGTATATACGATTTGGTGGGTTTGCAGATAATACACCTAAATAGCCCTGTGGATTTGAAGAAATTGAAGACATTTTTTTCTCTTATTTTATGTTTGAATATACTCTGTTATTATCACAATTCCTGCGCTACCATCTCCCCCCGATTGCGCACCTCCTTGGTACTGAGACGCACCACCTGAACCTCCGGCCCCATATCCCGTAGCTGCATTTCCATTTGATCCCGATACGGTATTTCCTGTAACTTCGGGGCCTCCTGCTCCATAAATTCCACTTGCTCCGACTCCGCTTATACTTACTTGAAGTCCTGTCAAACGTATAGAAAATGAAGTTCCTCCTGAAGCTCCTTTAAAACGAAGAGAACCGCCTGATCCTCCGGTACCTCCGTCTCCACCTGCAACAACTGAATTTCCGACACCCGCTCCACTTCCTCCTGTTGCTCCAAAAGCCGTAATTAAGGAACCAAAAGAGGAAGTTAATCCATTACCTCCGGGATTATTTCCTGATGCACCTCCGGAACCTGCTGCTCCAACAGTTATAACTTGAGAAACTCCGATTGTAGCAGCTGATATAAAATCTGAAGCGTATTCTCCATAGCCTCCTCCGCCAGACGCAGAGTTGTTTGGGATTCCCTGACTTGCCACTCCTCCACCACCACCGCCTCCGCCTATAACTTCAACATATGCATAAGATAAACCGGCTGTAGGTATATACGTCCCTGACAAAGTAAAAATCTGTTTGTTTAATACTAATCCGGAAACCGGAATACTTGACCATACGCAAGGATTGGAAGGTCCAACAGATGTTATCACTTGACCTGCTAATCCCTGAGAACCGGAAAGAAAAATGTTAGTTGCATCCAAATCACTTGTAATTTTACCTGAGCTAAAATTACCCGATGAATCTCTTTGTACAAGTGTACTTGCCGTATTTGCGTTTGTATACGCAAGGCTTACTAAATTCTTGCTTGCGTCCGTTACTACTGCTTGTGACGCTGTAAGTGCGCTGATCGGACCCAGTTGAGTTATGTTAGATTGCACGGCTGAAGGAAGCGTAGTACTCAAAGAAGGAATACCGGTTCCTCCGGTTATTAAAACGGAATTATTTGCTGTAGAAAGACCGGATATTGTATTTGCAGCGCTAGAATAGAGAATTTGGTTTATTGTTGTGGTTGCAGGATACGTTGCAGTAGACCACGATGGGGCCGAGCTTAAACCAGAAAGAAGAATTTGGTTTGCTGTTGCTGTACCG